CTTTACAGCGGCACGGATTTCTCCGTGACTCCGTTCAAGTATCGATGCTATGACATACTTTGATGGTTAAACGTGGATTGCGTTCGCGCTCCCGGGGGTCAAACATCCGAAAGGATCTACAGATTCCAAATAAATAGTAGCCACGCGGGCTTTAACGCGACCCTAGGTTAGGGAACTGCTGTTGGTCTTTTGACTTACCGCAGCGTGCTCCTCAGTAAGGAACAAGCATGTAACCGGACTATGTCCTTCGTTAAAAACGAAAATCACAACAATTTTAAATATGAATATCAATACTTTTACTGTATCGATAAACATTACAAAATTGCTTTTTCCATCAATTAAATCAAGTTCTTACTTAGTAGCTCAGTTTTTCAAACATATATCAGCTATTAAAAGATCTAATGGTCTTCAATTTACTATTAAGTATATTAAAGAACTTAGACTTCATGTAACTAGATATGTTTGTAAACAGCCATTATTAGTTTCGTCAATGAAAATTGGCCTTACGAAAGATGGTTTTCCGAAACGACTGTTATTTCTTAAAGATTTAGTAGATTCCGGATCAATGATGAAACTATCATTCGTGATGACATTGTTGACTATCTCTAGATCTTTTGTGCTACCGGGAAAACCGGCATACGATACAAGTACTATTACGGACCCTTTCAAAGGGAAATTTGAAACTCTTAATTCCAAACTTATCCAACGATTTGTTACGAATTTCGACCTAAGCGTTAGAATCAAAGATTTTGATTCTACGATGCTGAACTTGTCAATGAGACAAGGGCCAGGTGGCCCTGCTACATTAACCATTTCAGACACTTTAGGCTTCTTTACAGAAGCCATTGTCTACTCTTTTACGCAAATTACTGGCTTTGAGGGGTTTAAATATTATTGTAGATTACAGGCACTCTGTGCTCATATTGATCTTGTACCTAGACTTCTTCAAAATGAAGAAGATCCTAAATACGGATCAGTGAGAAGAGTAAGTGTAATCAAAGATAAAGAAGGTAAATCTCGAATCATTGGTATACTAGATTATCTTTCACAGGTGTTTTTAACACCTTTAGAAGTTGAAATTTTCAGACTTCTGAGAGATAAATTTAGTCCAATGGATCGAACTTTTACACAATGTCCTCGATTCAATAGTGATCAATTATATCCTGGGAACAAATTTTGATCTATAGATCTAACTGCTGCGACGGATAGATTCCCAATCCTTTTACAGGCTGATCTTCTTGCGAAACTAACGCAAGACAATGATTATGCTGACGGGTGAAAAGTGAATTTAGTTGGAAGTCCATTTACCGGACCGGATGGTCAATTGCTTACTTATGCAGTTGGTCAACCTATGGGAGCGAAAAGCTCGTGGGCTATGTTTACTCTTAGTCACCACTTAGTTGTACAAACCGCAGCTTATAAAGCTGGGTTTGGTAGTTTTAACGGTTACATCCTTTTAGGGGATGATATCGTTATTAACCACGACAGAGTGGCCCTTGAATACCTAAAAATTATTCGAGGTCTAGGGGTAGATGTTTCAATTAACAAAACTCACACATCACTTGTGGCGTATGAATTTGCTAAAAGATGAGTTAACGTGAGAGATGGGGAATTCAGTCCGTTACCGATAACCGGAATAATTAATAATGTTATGAATCCTTATATAGTATTCATGATGTTATTTGATTATTTCTTTATCAAAGGTAATAGATATATAGCAACTGGTACTTTACTAAGTGTAGTTTGCCGGTTTTACAAATACGCTGAACTTAGAGCTATTAACAAATCTAAAAGATTTGTTAATGTACCCAAAAGAGGGTATAACTCTACTTTCAGTTTACTGTACCCATTCAACTTTACCTTGCGACAGATTTTCGGCATAAACACTCTAGATGATCAAAGATCATTCTTGAGTATGTATACGAAAAATTCTGAATACATGGTTCCAGCAAGCGCTGCAGTAATTCAGGAAGAAATTTCCCGAGTCTACAAAGGTGCTTTACTGGGGATGGTTTACAACGCTATTAGAAAAACCAATAGACTATTCGATAAAATTATGAATTTAGCTTTAAAACTAAATTTCACAATCGACACTTTTGTACAGTTACCAATTTACGTTGCAATATATAATCACATCGCATCATTAGTAGATATATCAAAAGGGTTCGCATTAGATAAATTGACACTAACTGACGTTGTAAGGACATTACTTCTCCTCGACATCGACGCAATTGCTAATTGAAATAAAGACAATGTTGAAATTGCCTTCAAATCCGCGGAACTAGGAAGACGAGCTTCAGGCCTTTTAAAAGGACCGGAACCTGCTTACATCGTTCCGAGAGCACATGCATTAAATGCAGTAAAATCAGCAATGGACCTACGAGCAAAACTTAATCAAAAAAATGGTTAAAGCAACAAAATAATGTTTGTCACTATAAACCAAAGGTTGAAAAGTGTGTACCGATTGGTGCCAAGAGATAATATCGACCTCGCGGACGTAAAACTCTTAACAACAAT